TCCGGCTACGGCGACCCCGGCACGGACGGCCTCGGCGGCAAGGTCTGGTTCGACACGATCCAGATCAACCCGCAGCAGACCTTCGCCGTCGTGCTGGGTGCTGGAGGGCTCGCAGCGGCCACGCCGGGCGAGGACGGTACGGAGGGCGGCGAGACGACGTTCGGCGTGTACACGAGCGCTGAGGGCCAGCGCTACCCGAACGGCTACACGGACATTGCCAACGGCGAGGTATTCGCGCGCACGGGCGTTGCCGTGCCCGAATCGGGCACGGGCGACGGCGGCGCGGGCGGAGAGGGCGGCGACCCCGGGCAGGGCTACTGGGAAGAGTACCAATACCACCCGAGCGGCGCGCCGGATTACGTCATCAACACGGGCTATAAATTCGTCGTGACGAAGCAGCCCGGCAAGGGCAAAAAGGGCAAGGACGGCGCGACCGGCTTTGTCATGGTCACCTGGGATAGATCGGAGGAGACGGCATGAGCGGATTACCAAGCGGGTATACGCAGCTGGAGTACATCCAGAGCAGCGGGACGCAGTATGTGGACACGGGGGTCAAGCCGGATCAGACGTACACGCTGGAGGTCAAATATCAGACGGCGCAAACCTCGGCGGGCGGCATTGCAGTCAGCGATCAGAACTGGCAGTCGAACGGCTTTGGCATCTGGTGCAATGCCGTCGCATTTGGAAACCAGACGTCGCAGGATGTGACGCTGTACGGAGCTGATCCGATTGAGGCTGTGCTCAGCCAGAGCGGGCTCGTCGTCAATGGAGAGCAGGTATGGACACCGACTGCGGCAACATTCATGGCAGCCGCCAATATGACGATCTGCGCACTCAACCGCAACGGCTCGATTGCGGAAAAGCTCACAGGAAAAATCTATTATGTGAGACTGCTCAGCAACGGACAGGCGGTGCGCGATTTTATCCCCTGCAAAAACGCCTCCGGCGCGGTCGGCCTGTATGATACCGTCGGCGCACAGTTTTATGCCAACGCCGGAACGGGCACGTTTACGGCGGGCCCGGAAGTTGTTTATGAGCCGGATGCCCCGACAAATTTTGCCGCCTCCGTATCCGGTCAAACCGTTGCGTTAAGCTGGGCCGCATCGGCAAACGCAGCCGGCTACCGTCTCAAACGGGACGGCGTGCAGATCGCGGATCAGACCGGCACGACCTACACCGACACCGTCCCGGACGGCACCACGCTCTGCACCTATGCGCTGACCGCCTACAATGACGCCGGGGAAAGCGCAGCCGCAGCTTTAACGGTTATCTTTAGGCTGGATTTCATCACCGACCGCACGCGCGCGGACGTAGCGAATCAGACCGACAAGGGCTTTTACAACGCCTCTGACCTCAACCGCGTGGGCGCGGCGGTAGAGTACATCGCGGGCCGCTTCACGGCGCTCGGCTACGACTGCCCCGTGACGGTCAAAAAGGACTGGCTGACGACCGACGCTCAGACCGACGCGCCGACCGCCTCGCAGATGGAAACCTATCGGCAGAACATCGTCACGCTGCGCGGCCAGATCGCGGTCATGGCGTCCACGCCAGAGGCCCCGGCGAGCATGGCGGGGCTGAACTATGTCAAGGCCAACAACATTGAGCAGATTTTGCTCGACCTCGACGCGCTCATTACCAACATCAAAAAATCGTGGTGCTTCTCCGGCGAGGTGTACGCCGGGGAGGTATGAAAGGAGACAATATGCAGGACAGAGTATCTTTGTACCCCGGGCGCGTGAAGCTGGAGCCGGTGGCCGGACAGGCCAATACTTACGACCTCACGCGCGCCGACCAGCCCACGCAGGAGGGCACGCCGCTCAACAAGGCGACGCTGCTGCAGGACAGCACGGAGACCGCGCTCTTCGGCTCGGCGGCAGACCGCACGGTGGATGAAGCGTTTTCCGGTCTTGCGGCGCAGATCAAGCTCATTATGAGCAACACCGCCGCCATCACGCTGACGCTTAAAGACAACGCGGGCCATGCGATCCCCGGCGTGCTGGTGCAGGGCATCCTCAGCGAGAGCGGGCAGGACGTTTATTCCGGCACGGACGGCGTGGCCGCGGGCTACATCGCCGAGGGCAGCCAGACGATCAAGGTCACGGGCTACGCCGATATTGAGGACTACGCCGAGACCATCACCGTCACGAAAGGCACGACGATCACCAAGACGCTGACGCTGACCACGCGGAACTTTCTCAAGATCACATCGAGCCGGTCGGTCAAGTTCTCCGGTAACGTGCAGACGGTGGATGTCACGGTTGTAGGCGGCGGTGGATCGGGGGGCATCCCCAGCCATCCAGGCAGCTCCAAATATGATCCGATGTACCTGGCAACGGGTGGATACGGCGGTGCGGTTGTTGTGGAGGAAGACATTGTACCGGAAACTAATACTCTCTATCCGGCAGTAATCGGCGCGGGCGGCCCTGGCAAAGAAACAGGCACTTCCGGGGCCTCGGCTGGCGGGCAATCATCGTTTATGGGGAAAACCGCCCGCGGCGGTGGCGTGGGCAGCGACAGCATTCAATGGAACTACGGGACAAGTGCGCCAAGCAGAAATGGTGCAGATGGCACAGCGGGCTACTCGTCATTTACGGAAACGGCTAAGTACGGTGCGCAGGGCGGCTCTGGTGCGGGTGGCCAGGGGAATGGAACTCCCGGCGAAGGCGGCGCAGATTTTGGCGCTCGCGGTATGCAATACTCGGATTATAACCATTCCGATGCCGCGGCCAATACCGGCAGCGGCGGCGGTGGTGGCATTGCGTACTGGGATGATGAAAATAGTCCATATATTCGGGGCGGATTTGGAGCAGGCGGCTCCGGCGTGGTTACGGTCCGCATGCACCTCAAGAGCGCGGCGTAAAGGAGGGTCAGCATGAATTACTGCATTATGAATGCCGACGGCATCATCGAAAACATCATCGTCTGCGAGAGCGACGAGGTCTCCGCGCAGTTCGGGGCCGTGGCCTCCTATGACGGCGCGGCCATCGGCGAAGCGTACAGCCCGCCCCCTCCTCCGCCCACCACCGAGGAGCGCGTCGCCGCGCTGGAAAACGAAAACGCCATGCTCAAGGCGCAGGTCAGCGCGCAGAGCGCCGTGACCAGCATCACCTTTGTGGCGCTGGCGGAGAGTGGCGGGCTTGATGAGATAACGGCGAGCGAGCACGCGGAGCTGTTCGCCGAATGGGCCTACCCCGTCGCCTACACCGTGGGGCAGCTCCGCCGCTACAACGGCACGCTCTACAAATGCGTGCAGGCGCACACCTCGCAGGCCGACTGGACGCCGGACACGGCGGCGAGCCTGTGGAGCGTGGCGGCAGACCCGGCGGAGGAGTGGCCCGCGTGGAGCCAGCCCGTCGGCGCGCACGACGCTTACGCCAAGGGCGACAAGGTGAGCCACAACGGCAAGCACTGGACGAGCAACGTGGACAGTAACGTGTGGGAGCCGGGCGTGTACGGCTGGACGGAAGCAACCGAATAATAGCCGCGCAGCGGCAGAAAGAGAGAATGCCTATGAACCTATCGACCGTTGCAAGGCGGGTAGCATCAAGGAGATCACCGGCGAGAAATACGCTGATGATAAATAAATTTTGAACGAAGAAAAGGAGAAACACAATGGCTACTTACAAGAGAATCGCATCCGACGGCAAGCCCATCGAGGTCACGGACATGCCCTACGGTCTGAGCGAGAGCGCGGGCATCAGGAACAGCATCAAGCAGCCGGTCATGCGCCGCGACCTTGAGCGCGCCGGCACGGAGATCTACGTCCTGCCGCAGTACAAGCTAACCTACGATGAGGACGGCTACTGCGTCAAGACGGAGAAGTGCCACATCCCCGATGACATCGCTGAAAAGCTCATGGAGCTGAACAAGTGAGCAGGGCGGGGGCTATCCCCCGCTCTATCCTAAGGAAAGAGAGAGTACGCCTATGAACCTATCGGCCGTTGCATCGACGTGCTCGGAGATCACGGTCATTCTGGCCGCGCTGGCGATGCTCATCAAGCCCATCCGCAACAAGCTGCTGGGGCTGGACAAGCTGACCGACGCGCTCAAATGCCAGCTCCGGCACGACATGCTGCACACCTACTACCGCCACAGGGAGGACCGCACCATCCGGCAGTACGAGCTGGAGGATTTTCTCTATCTCTACCGCGGGTACAAGGCCCTCGGTGGCAACAGTTTTATCGACCGCATCAAGTCGGAGATCGACGAGTGGGAGGTAATGTCATGAAAGACGTCAATGGCGCTACCTCGGAGGAAATCCGCATGATAAAGGCCATCCAGCGCTCCGTCGGGGCGCTGGACAACGGCTGGATCGGCAACCAGACCTTGAGCGACATTGCCGCCAAGCTCGGCGCGGACTGCTGGCCCCTTAACGTCGAGCTGTACGGACAGCCGACGCTCATCGCGCGGGACATCGAGCCCGTCAACATGAGCGGTCCGCTGCCGAAAAACGCCATCTCGGGGAGCTTTAGCTGGCAGGGTCAGCCCTGCTCCATTCTGGTGCGCGGCGGCAGGGTCGTGCGCGACTGGAGCTGTCACTATCCTCGCCCCGAGAGCGTGCTCTACAAGACCACGGGCGGCGCGGTGCGCATTGCCCGCGTCTCCTCGGCGGCGGCGCTGGGAGGCGTCGTGTGGGCGGTCGGCGGGCTTGGCCTGCTCGACCGCTATAACCCTGCCGCGGAGGGCTTTACGGGCGCATACTCCGACGTGCTGCGCAAGACCAACCACACCGTCCTCGGCTACAAGGGCGGGCTGCTCTACGGCGTCTACTGCAAGGCCATGACGGCGCAACAGGTCAACGCCTTTTGTCGGGACAAGCTCAAGCTGAAATACGCCGTCATGCTCGACGGCGGGCACGTCGCCGCCATCCACGGCGCGTGCAACAAGATCAACACCAACCAGCGGCAGTATTACGCCGTGCGGTTTTTGTAAAGGAGGGGAAAAATGCAAAATCGAATTGCAAATCTGCTCACGGTCAAAAGCATCGTGACCATCGTGCTCACGGCGGTTTTCTCGGTGCTTGCCCTGCGCGGCAGCATCAGCGGGACGGAGTTTTTGACGATCTTCACGACCGTCATCGCCTTCTACTTCGGCACGCAGACCGAAAAGAAGAAAAATGAAGAGGTTTCTTGAGACCTTAACCGCGTGGGAGGGCGCGGTGCGCGGCGACGCGGTACATAAGCAGATCGTGGACGCCTACAACAGCTACCTCCCCCATCCGCGCGGCTACAGGCTCACCTATTCGGACGACTACTGTGCGGCGATGGTGTCCGCGGCGGCGATCCTCTGCGGCCTGACAGAGGTGCTCCCCGTCGAGTGCTCCTGCGGCGAGCAGATGAAATGGTATCAGGCGCGCGGCCAATGGATCGAGGACGACGCGCACATCCCAACGGTCGGCGAGCAGGTGTTTTACTGCTGGAACGACCGCAAGGACTACGCCCTCACGGACTGCACCGGCGCGCCCAACCACACGGGCATTGTGACCGCCTGCGACGGGCAGAAAATCACGGTGTTCGAGGGCAACAAGGGCAAAGCCCACGAGTGCGCGTACCGCGTCATTCCCGTCAACGGGCGCTATATCCGTGGCTTCGGCATACCAAAATACCCCGCGTACAAGACCGTGCTCACGCGCGGCGACAAGGGCGAGGCGGTCGGGAAGCTGCAAGAGCTTCTCAACGCCTGCGGCTATGAGCTGGATGTGGATAACTCGTTCGGCCCTGCGACACAAAGAGCGTGGGGAGAGTACATCGCCGCGTACATCCTCAAGGCCCTAAAATGATTTGTGCCCGATTCGGGCACGGAAAGGAAAACCGGTGGGAAGTCTGCAACACTTCCCCTCGCGTGGGCGCCTGCAAGCCGTGGTGTCAACATGGACACACAGCACAGAGAGATCCGCGCTCAACTTTCCGCGATGGCTCCGCGCAGGGCCATTTCCTACATTCGTTCCTTCGACCTGCCGCCCGACGAGGCCGCGAGCCTCATCGAGTGCGACGTGCGCGGGCGGGTCCTGCGTGCAGGAGGCGGAGCTGCTCCACCTCAGCGTGGACGGCCTTGCCAAGCTGCGCCGCCGCGCCTATCACAAAATCGCAGACGGACAAAACGAGAGCACCGACTAATCGTCGGTGCTCTTTTTTTATGGGCAGGGCAGTTTGCGGGCAGTTTGCGGGCAGTTTGCAAGCCGAAAACCGCGGTACGATAGAGGCAGAACAAAAGGAGGTGCAGCGCATGGAGCAATTTGCGATCGCCGGCTATTCCGGCAGCGGCTGCGTGATGGTCGCCGTCGACGGCAGCGAGATCTATCAGGTGGACTATTTTGGCAACCGCCAGCAGCTCATCGGCAAGACCGCCTCGGCATACGCCGAGCTGGAGGCCACCACGCAGGAGTACTACGACAAGCTTGTCGAGCTGGGCGTCATCACTCCGCCCAAGACGCAGGAGGAGCTGATGGGCGAGATGCAGTCGGCCATGAGCGACATGGCCGCGGTCATCAAAAATCTGACCGATCAAGTAAAGGAGCTGAAGGAAAATGGACCTCAAGCAACTCTTAGCGGCAGCGGCGAGAATGTTCCCCAGCGCCGACCTGCAAGGCGCGGCGGCGAGAGCGGAGCAGGCGATCAGCGGGACGGCTGACACGCTCGAGGGCGTGCAGAGCACCGCACGCCGGCTCGGCATTGACCCCAACATCGCCAACAGCCTCTACGCGCGCTACGGGCGCACGATGCAGGCAAAGGCCCTGTGCGGCCTCCTCGGCACGACGCCGGAGGCTTTGCGCTCTGACGCCAATAAAATACTCGGCGGCGCGCAGAACGCCTCACAGGCCCCGCAGAAGGGCAAAGCGGGGCAGTCCACAAAATTCCCCCGGCTCAAGCAGCCGTAGGAATAAATATTTTGTGAAAGGAGCACGAACACATGGAAGAGCGCAGCACCGGTATGAGCTGGATCGCAGTCCTGTTTGTCATCATCGTGGTCGTCGCCCTCTTCGGCGGCAACTTCGGCGGCGGCTGGGGCTGGAATCGCAGCGGAAACCCCTACCCCGCGCAGGAGGGCGGCTGCAACCGCGTGAGCAACTGCCAGGTCGAAA